GCTCAGGCAATAGAATACCACCTGGTGTACCAGTTGGATTTACTGCGTTAGCACCTGATGTATCGCCCCAATTTGGTGTTGCGATATTACCAAGGTTAGCACCAATATTGCTTGTGGAAGGACTGGTTGCTGTTGCGCCACCAATACCACCAGAAGCGAATGAACCATCTCCATCATGCTGATGGGCTACGGTTGGAGCGCCTGGATAATTTTTTACGATATCTTGTTCCGACATATTGTCACCTCCTAGTGATTTTTAGTTGAATAGGTCGGCATTTGTGAGGAAACGTCCGCCCCATAGGGATTTTTGAACCTGCTTTGAAACAGGCTCCTGCACGATCTCGCCTAGATCGCCAGACTTGCGGAAAGCCGTATCTTTTTCAACAAGATCTACTCGCTTTCCAAACTCATTAAATGACCCTTTAACATCTTTTACTTCGTTAGTAACTGAGTCAAGGGATTTTGTAATTGCATCAACAGTAGCCTGCATAGACTTAACTGTTTCAGCAAGATTGCTCAAGGCATTAGTTAGAGAATCATTGATATCAGCAACAGACTTTGCAATATCTGCTGTTGCGTCTGCAACTGCATCAATTGACTTTTCTGCTGCGTCAACAACAGGAGCGTCTGCTACTGGTGCTGCCTCTACCGCTGGCTCTGCAACTGGTGCTGCATCTGCAACAACTTCTGCTGGAGCATCTGCAACAACATCAGCAACTACTTCTGCTGGTGCTTCTGCTGGAGCCTCTGGAGCAACCTCAACATTGTCAACAACTGGTGCTGCTTCGGCAATTGCCTCTGCTACAACTGGTGTGTCTTCTGTCATAGGATTTTCCTCCTTTGTCATCTTAATTGTCCTAATGCCTTTTGCACTATCAACTAAGAACTTTAGTGTTTCTGTATCATTTTGATCTTCAACGAATCCAATGTTTTTCATTGTACCGCTGCAAGATGGACAATTTTCGTCAGCCTCTTTTGAAAGTCTAACGATATCGTCGGAACTGCACCAATAAACTGTATCTACTACAGCCTTTGCAAGAAAGCCGCCAAGTTGTCCTTTTTCAATAGAGATAACATTAGCAAACTGATTTGCTGGGTTGTCTACTAGAGACAATTCATGCAGATCATACTCTTTAATTATACGCACTGATTTATCAATTTTTTCATCATACATGTCATCAGACTTTGTAATATTTCCACCGATTGAAAAACCAGTCAAAGTACCATCAAGAACTTTTTCCCAGGTATCCTGAGCGCCTTTTGAAACATATGCAGAAACATACACTCCGCTATAAAATTTCTTTTCTCTAGGATCGAAATAACGATCCTCTTTAAATGAAACAACCTTACCAACTGCAGCAGGTTGATGCATTTCACGAAGATTGCCACGGAATTTCTTAAATGCTTCAATGCTTGCTTCTGTTGTAACGATATCGCCTTGCTTATCTATATTATCTAGAGTAGCAAAACCAGAGACTATGCGTCTTTCTTGATCTACTTTGCCAATGGGCATAGAAAAGCGAACATTGTCGCCATCGGTAGTCCAGTGTGCTTTATTTATAATCATGGCAGGTTAATTATATCATTCCTTTATAATATCTTGTGGATATTACTGTGCAGAACGACCCTCTCCCTGTGGATTTCTTCCAGAAACTGTGGATGGAGAATCTGAGTTATTATTTGTTCTTTCTGCGTCTCTTTGTCGATTACCCGCCAAATCTGCTCTAGCATCTGTGGCTTGTCTAGGAGACATTATAAATGGATCATCTCCATCTGGGCGCTGTGACATATTTAGCATTTCACGAGCCTCATTTGGGGTGATAACTTGAGTCTTTACATACCGCTCAATAATTTGAGACTGTGCAATTTCATCTGTCAAAGTTAATTCATTAAACTTTAACTCTAAAATATCAGTTTTTTCTTTAATAATTTTATTTACAATCTTTTCTAGATGACGCTGTGCTGGACGAGATACTTGCTCTTTAAATGTACGATCTTGAGAAAGAGCAGCAGCAATTGCAGCAGAGTCAGACCCACCTAGTTTAGAAATAGGAACCTGATGAGCAATTAAAATATCATCACGATTTTGCTTACGATACTTTTCAAATGATGCTTCTTGCACACCATTTTCTACAGGCTCCATCTTAAATTCAACCTTGTTGCCTTCTGTATCTCCAGGAAGTGGGATATAAAGTGTTCTATGATTTTGTCCTTTAAGACCAGTTTGTAGGAATCTAAACATTTTATCTTCAGCATCAGCAGAAAGTTTTGCACCCTTAACTGTTACTACATATCGTGGTGCTCCCTTGTTCTGGAAATAGTCAATGTTATATTGTGCAGCCAATGAATCTCCGACAAGAGATGAAACGGCAGACAGAATATCTGGAACACCATAAAATGTATTTAATGGTGAGTATTGCTTGAGATGTAAAATTTCATTTGGACGTGGATCTGCTGTTAGTGGATTAATGTTGGTTGCTCCAAAGTTTCTGAAATAAACCAACTTGTTTCCAATAATCTGAACATACCCATCTCGCAAACGACGCACACGTACTGTAGTTGCTGGAATATGGCCTACATAGCCAATTTCACCAGTTACGGTACGACCAATTTCAAGAAAACCATTTCCTGTAGCCTGAACATCAGTATAAAACTTTTCCATTGTTTGTTGGAATGTATCTTCATCATTTAATGATTCTAGCCAATCACGGACTTCTAGTTTCATTCTTTCAATACGACGGCGAGCACGTTCTACCTGCTCATCATCGTCATTCATTTCGAAACGCAGCAATGTACGATCTGTAAGATCAAACTTATAACCAAGACCAACAACATTTTCTACCTTAGCATCAATAGCAGCATGATTAGCAAAAGAAGTGTCATAGTAACTTGCTAACTCATATAGATTATATGGTGGTGTAATTACGTCAAATAGTCCATAACCATTTTGATATACCGTGCCAGGATTAATTTGCTTTGACTGTGCACCTTCTTTTCCTGACTGAAAAGCATTGGCATCATTTAGATATTGCAGATTTGGTTCAATGGCTGGATAGCGTGGATTATATGTATCAAGTGGCAAACTATACTTTGTTACATTGCGACTTGTACGGCGCTTAAAGTTTGTGTCCATTCCAGACAAGTCTTTGAGTTGATCCCAAGACTTAAGAAATGGGTCGCTATTAGCATACGGATCTGACTCCGTAGTTTCTGTATTTAGACTTGCTTGAATATAATCGTAATCAGCCATTTTCGTAAATATCTCTTCCGTGTGTATTTAATGTTTGTTGTGCTGCATGAATAGCGCCAAGATCATTTAGAGAAGGAATCATTCCTTGCTTAAACCTATCCATTTGTTCACTATGCTCTTCATCAGAAATTCTAGTTAAACCTGCTACGAATACCGCCTCGCCATCACCCTCATCGCCATAGTGTATTGCTGCCTGCTTCAACTTGGTTATCTGGCTAATGTCACCACGCAAAGATGGAATATTTAAAATATTTCCTTCTCCATCTGTAAACCATTTACCGTTAGATTTTTTATAAACATATAGACCCCAGTTATAGTCTTTTTCAATAACCTTGCGTCGTACATTTCCTACAATTGGTTTACCAGTTTTTGGATTAATAAGCGGATTCATATACTAAAGTATACCAGATTATACCGCTGAACCTACCTTTATTGTCCATGTTGTGTCATTATATATCTTAATCTTTTGTGCGTCAAACACCATTCCCTCGTTATCATCAAATATAATCTTATTAGTTCCGATATAAGTCTTATATACTTCGGATGGATTTACACCATAAAGTTCAGATGAGGATATTACCAATACCCCCTCCCAGGTAAAGTTATTTAGCCAATACTCCCACTCAAAGTTCGTAATACCATCAGACTGGACCCTAAGCCAAGGCCTGGTCAAAGTGCTCTGAACCTGTTGAAGATTATTGGCTTGATAATAAGAAATATTATTAAATACAACTGGCCCATTTAAATTAATACCACCTAAGAACAGGTCAAAGTTAAGAGCCGTAGCAAATGCAATACCTAAAACTCCCCACTCTTTTACTGTCAAAACAGGCTCTCTTACAATTGAGCCATTCCAGTAATAGGCAAGGCCATTGAAAGTTCCTCCAGTAGCAACACTTTTAGCAAAAATTCTTGCTCTTGAGCCGTCGCTATCTAAAGCCTCCATAAAAAACTTGATCGTATCACCCTTATATTCAACTTCAAATAATTCTGTTTCTACAAGAGGAAATTTATCTAAATCTGACCTCATCCATGCCTGCATAGCACTAACACGATAATTTTCTGCTAATGTGCTATTAATAGGTATTGCTATTCCACGACTAGTTTGTGGATCATACTGCCCTCTAATTTCTATTCCAGATGTTCTATTTAAATAAAGATATGGGGTGCTTCCCTTATATATGCTAAATGGATTTTTTGCTTTATAGTCAAAATATATTCCAGCACGAGTGAATGGGAATAGGTTAACTCCAAATCTTGTTCCTACTGGATTAAATGAGTTTGCATTAAAAGCCTGAGAGGCTAATTCTAATCTACGCAAAGTTATGGGTTTTGTTAGAATACCCCGAATATTGAAATCTAAGTGATAAACGATAGCCAACTTATTAAAGTCTATGTCTTTTCTTGGATAAATAAGAGTATTATCAACTACCTCAAATTTTGTAACATCCCAGTTAGAGTATTCTGTGATATCAATTACTGACCCTTCTTTAGGAGGCTCAATGTGTGTAAATGTTGACTGAGGAGCATTGGCACCTTCTGAAATATACTGGAACGATATGTAACTTCTTATAGAAGCCTCTGTTGTATCATACTCGTAAAACTTTATAGATCTTGATTCCATATCTTCATAATTATTCCATCCAGTAAACAGGTAATTATCTAAACTTTCATAAGTTCTTTGAACTGGATGACCGTATTCTTGAAATAGATCTTCATATGTCCAAGAAGAAGTTTCTTCATCTTCTAATAATTTTGATGGTTTAGGGTATCCAATATTAAATTGAAGAAAGTCTAAATCATAATATCTTTCACCGTCTCTGTTATCAACAAATTGTGCAAAGTAAGACAATGGCAGATAGTCTTCCCAATATCCTGCTACGCCTATATCTAAATAGTAAGTATCATATGCCTCTGTTGGCAATAATGTATAACTTGCGGTATGTGCTAAAAGTGCTAATGCATTTGCAGACTCTGCAGATCCAGTGGCTAAATAACTATCTAGTATTGCTGTTCCATTTACCTCAAAATGATCCTGTATATCAAAAGCATTATATGTTGTAGACAGCCCTACAGAATATATTTTTCCAGTAAACTGATAGTTTCCTGTTTCATCTCCTCCAATATACATTGATAGGCCATTTTGATTACCAAAAAATGCAGCAACATTACCACTAAAATAATTTGATAGGGTTTGAATTTGAATACCAGCAGCAAACTTTTCATCTTCAACTATTATGTCTGTTGTATATATTTCTTCCTCTACACCGTTATACATTAAGTAATAGTGTATTTCGTCAAGATCTTTTCTTATGCTAAAGTAATTGCCTGTTTGTTGATTATAAATTTTTATAAGTGTTTCTTCTGTTGTTAACTCGTTAGAAGAAAAAACTCCATATACGGTATCTACTCCAGAATTTATAATGTTGAATGTAGGAAAATTAAAATATGAATTAACTGATACCCAGGACGTATTGGGTCTAAATGTTATAAAATTGTTATCAGTAGGCTCTTGAATCAGTGCATTATCATCATATAACTCTTGTAGTGTTTTGCTACCTGTATTTATTTGAGGCAATGTATAGTCTGGCGTTGTAATAGATGTTATTGTAGTAGCAAGATTATCGAAAGTTGCCTGATCCCATCTAGCAAAATCTGGATAATTATAGTTGGCAGTATAATCAGCAAATGGGTAATCTACAAATGCCTGTGTTCCACCATATGCTGCGTTAATCTGTTCTGGAGATAAAACTCCTTGACCGTATACCCACCTTCTTTTAGCAACGCTTATGGGCACAGAATAAGGATAAATAGCAATACAGTCTAACTCTATTGGGCCAACTTCTTCGTAAGCATAAAAACCAAGCCAGTCTTGATTATCGCCAAAAGCATTTTCTATATCTGGTAATTCTAACAAGTTTGTTGAAATATCTATATTAATAACTTCTTCGCCATTAATTAAAACGCTTGCTGCATTTCTTATTAATCTAACATGAATAAGCATTGGTCTATACCATTCACCAACAAAGTGTGATGCAAAAGTTTTTCCGATTACAAGTGTTAAAAATCCACCTTCTATATATAAGCCATCTGTTGAAGCAATTGGACCAAATATTCTTTTGGGATCAAATGTATTAGAGTTTATTCTAGTCCAAAATTCAACAGTATATTCTTTATACTGTCCAGATTTATTTAAGAACCCTTTACCTGGAATAATAAAAGATGGTTCTCCTCCATTTGATCTTAAGCGAGTAATGTTTGAGGCGCCATAAACCATAGGCAAAGATGTGTTCCGAGCCTTTAGTCTATTGTCTGTAGAAAGATAATATGCCGTTTCACCAGAGAGACCGTATGGGTCTGCTGGAATACAGTTTGTTACTGTTAAAGGAATATTAGACGGTAGAGCAATCGGAGTAATTCCAAGAGACGTGGTATTAAAGTCTTCTGACCACTGACCCAAACTTATTCCATTAGTATAAAATATATAGTCAGATGTTGAGCCACCTTGAATATATTCAAATTTTATTACAAGCCTTAGTTCTGTATCTTCATCTGGTATTTCAAAAGTACCCGAAACAAAACCCCATGCCTCAAAAATGTTTGTGTTAAACTTTTGTAGTTTTTCTACTATCTGGGAAGTTGTTGTATCTGTATACTGATATCCAATTGATACCGCCGACAAGTATGCGCTTTGAGAATAAAAATAAGAACCAATACAAAATGTTTTTTGTTCTTGATCTAAATCATTAAAGTTAATTATATTTGGACTTATACACTCAAATTCTCCAGTGATACCTACTGGAACATCTCCGTCTAGTTGTACGGTAACGCTATCTGGAAAAGGCTCATTTGCGACTGAAGAAGTTGAAGCAGTGGCGCCAGTAATAGTCCATAAACTTACATTTCTATCAGTTTCATCGATTAGGCTTATATAATCTACCTGCTCATCTAGCGCCCACATTATGGTGGGATGCTCTGCAAATATTTTTTCTGCGTATAGATTAGATGGGGTAGTCATTGATTTCTCCTACCCCAATTATAGCAGTTAGGATATTTTTATCATACATGTATCTGTAGTACAGTATGCTTCGCCTTCAGCCTCTAAATTATCTACCCCGTCATAAATAGCAGACCAATTAATCTTTTTAATCTGTCCAATATATTCGTTATATTCATCTTTTGTGATCTGGGTATATGGCTGTTGAGGATATGTTTTATTACCCATTGGCAAGAAAGATACTGCCTTCAACTGACCCTCATACATGTGGAGTGCTGGAGCAATATGATCTGTCTCTTTATCCTTGTCAAATGAAAGAGTAACAGAAACACCGTTATCTGACCAATACTTTTGAGTTGTGGCAGCAAGACCAATCTTCTCAAATAATGTTACATCCTTCTCAGAGCGTGGGTGTCCAGAATGAACTGGGAAATATACGACAGTTGTATTAGCAGATACTAAATCTGGCTCCATCTTATACCCCGCTGCTTTAAACAAACTAATCATTGGATCTTGGTTTCCAAAGCGGATTGCACGAAGGAAGAAATTTCCTCCTGGGCCCCAGTGAACTCCTGGAGTTGCACCAGATAGCAGTGACACTGAGCCTGATGGTTTTACAGTAGTTACACGAATTGACTCACGAACACATAGCCACTCAGAATATGAATGATCATATTTACGAATTGTCTTATATCCTTCATCCATCCATTCACGAACTGCTGGTAAACCTTTTTGATCTGCAAAAGACGCAATGCCAGTAAGAGATGTTCCGATACGACGATTGCGCTGCATAATGCCATTTGTGATTTGCCAATGTGTAGGAACAAGAGTAACTGTTTTACCGTACAAATATGCAAACTTCAAAGTACGCAAGAAATCTTCTTTTGAGTCATGGCGATTTAAATGCACCTCAACAAGTGTGCAAAGTTCATAAGACTCTAGTGGCTGTTCAGCACATGGATTAAAGCCCATTACACGATAATCTTTTCCATCTGCAGGATCTGCAAGGCGACCAAAATTACGAGCAACGTCAAGCCAAATAAATCCTGGTTCTCCATTATCCGCAATTAAATCTACATAATCTTCATATTTAGTTCCTACTGCAGCAGCAATAGAATTATTACTCATCCAAGCCCACCCAGGGTGTTCTGGATCAAATGAATTTCTATCAGGGAATACTTCTGCATTTTTCAAATTAATAAAGTCTTTGTCTTCTGGAGCACCAAGTGCAAGGGTAGCAGAGCGACGAACATTCCCAGCAACTACACAAGTTCCAATAAGATTTACAATATCTACAATTGCACGAGAGTCAAGAGTCTGTCCTGCTCTATCACCAATAACAACACGCAAAGTATCGTGTAGTTTTATTAGTGGTGCTGGGCCAGAGGCGGTACCACCAAAACCTTTAATAGGTGCACCCAATGGTCTAATCTGAGAATAATCAAAATTAATCTTTGCCTGACCTTGTTTCAAATAAGAATTAAGTAGTAATCTTACAGACTCTACCCATCCTTCTCTTGTATCAGGAATTACATATGCTATTTCTTCTTTGGTATTGGCATATATTTCCATACCCTTTTCTTGTCCAAGGGTATCAAATCCTACCCCTACCCCAAGCATCAAAGCATCCATAACCCAGCCAAAAAGGGCACCAGGGTCGTTTCTATCAATGTCCCTAGTAGATACCATGGCACAGTTCTGTAAGGCTGCTGAATTGCGCCTCTCCATTGTCATAGGGGTACCAAAAGCCCATAGCCCACGACCTGGAGGAGTCCACTTAAGATTAAACATGCGATCATAGGCTTCCTGGGCAGACTTCTGAGCCTTGTTGTCATTCCATGGCAAACGATTTTCCTTAGCATGGTTTTTCTGCACAGAATACATACCTTCAATTACACGCTTGCAAACCTCATGCCAGCGTTCTTTTGTGCCATCTTCTTTGACTCGTGAATATGTGCGGATAAAGGTAATCTCGCCTAAAGAGTTGCCACCTGCGTCGGTAAAGCCAAAAGGAGGCTCAATACTCTTATATTTGTTTACGAATTCATCCAATAGCCTAAAAGAAAATACATCTGACATTTAATTTACGAACCTCTCACTAAAAATAATATTAGAACTTTACAAATCGTAAAGTACTCCCAAGTATAGCACAGAATTTAGTTATAAAAAAGTTTGATTTATAACGATTTTATAAACTTTAACTATCAAGTTAAGGTTGAGTACTTTTAATTTTACAAAGTACTATTGTTATTTACTTAAGCAGACTTTCCATTCTTAAGATCTCCCCATGTAAGAGATGCTGGAATAAAGCCTTGTAGCGCTACAGTACCTGATTGGTCTGGTAGTGTTATAGTTCTATCTGCCGTTGGATTTGTAACGGTAAGAGTTGTTTCATGTGCGTCAGCAGTTGAACCTTCGAATATAATGCTTGAATCATTAAGAGTAAGACCTGTAATAACAGGGCTTGTAAGTGTTTTATTTGTAAATGTTTCAGATCCAGCAAGAGTAGCGAAATCTCCATCAGAAAGCGCTGTATTGAACTGGGCTATGGTTCCAGTCAGAGTATTGCTAGAAAGATTAATAGTTTTGCTAGTTAGTGTTTCAGTTCCTGCTAGTGTAGCAAAATCGCCGTCAGAAAGTGCTGTATTAAACTGAGCAACTGTACCTGTTAATGTGTTATTAGAAAGGTTAAAGGTCTTACTTGTTAGAGTTTCTGTTCCAGCAAGCGTAGCAAAGTCGCCATCAGTCAAGGCACTATTAAACTGTGCTACTGTTCCTGAAACTGTATTTGAACCAAGAGCAATTGTTTTATTAGTTAATGTTTGTGTACCGCTTAGGTTTGCAGTAATTGTAGTATCTATAGAAAATGTATTACCTGTTAATGTAAGACCATTACCTGCAAGATAAGTTCCTGCTCCTGAAAATTGTGTAAATATAATTGCTGTTGTACCCACAGTAACACTTGTTGATGTTTGTACCCAACCAGTGTTGTCTCCTGCTGTGCCTCCAGTTACAAATACGAAGTCGCCGCCATCAATTTCTACAGACTCATCCATGTCTGTGGCACGAGTCAATACCCAGTTAGTGGACACAGAACCTGTATTTGTTACTGTATAAATACCATTTTGAAGTTGTGCAGTTTGATTTTTTACTAAAACACGATCACTAGTAGATAGAGTTACTCCATCAATTACAAGTGCTGCCTGGGTACCACTATTGGTAAGAGTTGCTCCTACTCCAGATGAACCGTTTGCATATGTTGCTGTTAAATTTGCTGTTGTAGCAGCAACAACTGATGCATGAATGTGTAGTCCTTGTGCAAGATCGTCTACATATTGTTTTGTTGCTGCATCAGTGGAAGCGGTTGGTGTGCCAAGGCTAGTAATCTTATTTGAATTAGCATTTAGGTTTGCGCCAAGAGTTGTGGTTGATCCTAGTGTTTTATTGGTAAGTGTTTCAGAACCTGCCAAAGTTGCAAAGTCGCCGTCAGTTAGAGCGGTATTAAACTGAGCAATAGTTCCACTAATAGTGTTATTACCAAGTGCAACTGTTTTATTTGTTAAAGTTTGTGCGCCAGATGTTGTAGCAACTGTTGAGTCTATAGCAACGGTAACTGCAGAAGATCCATTATATGAAGTTCCAGATAAACCAGTTCCTATTGTTAAAGCGTTAAGATTATTTCCTAAAGTTACACCAGAGATTGTAGATGCTGCTAACTTAGAAACTGCAATTGCTGCTGTTGCATTAATATCAGCATTTACGATTGTTCCGTCTGCAATCATTGTAGAAGTAACAGTTCCTGTATCTCCAGTAGTCACTACTGTACCGCTTACGTCTGGAAGTGTAATTGTTCTATCTGCTGTAGGGTTTGTTACTGTTAGCGTGGTTTCATTTGCATCTGCACTTGATCCCTCAAAAACAATGCTTGAATCATTTAAAGTTAAACCAGTCACAACAGGATTTGTCAATGTTTTATTTGTTAAAGTTTCTGTACCTGCTATTGTAGCAAAGTCTCCGTCTGTAAGTGCACTATTAAACTGAGCAGTTGTTCCAGAAACTGTATTTGATCCAAGGGCTATTGTCTTATTGCTAAGAGTAAGAGTATTATTTGTAGTGGCAACAACAGTAGTATCAACATTAAGAGTTACTGTTCCACTTGTACCGCCGCCAGTCAAGCCAGTTCCTGCTGTAACACCCTCAATATCTCCAGGAAGTGATATGCTTCCTCCAAGAGAAACTGCTGTTCCGTTAATTGTAATTGCAGAGTTAGAAAGTTTGTCGTTAGCGATGGATCCAGCGAGCATAGTATTAGTTACGGTTCCAGTATCACCAGTTGTTATTACTGTACCTGTTACATTTGGAAGTGTAATTGTTCGGTCTGCAGTTGGATTAGTAACAGTAAGTGTGGTTTCAAATTCGTCAGCAGAAGATCCTTCAAAAATAATACTTGAGTCTGACAAGGAAAGTCCAGAAACCACTGGGCTAGTAAGTGTTTTTCCTGACATTGTAAGCGTGTTATTTGTTGTAGCAACAACGGCAGTGTCAACACTTAATGTTACTGTGCCGCTTGTTCCTCCACCACTTAGTCCTGTGCCAGCAGTAACTCCTTCAATATCTCCTGCAATATTAATACTTCCACCAAGACTTACTGGTGTTCCATTTATAGTAATAGAAGAGTTTGTAAGAGAGGTATTGGCAACATTTGTAATAGTATTGCTGGTTCCACTAATTGTTTTATTAGTTAAAGTTTCTGATACATCTTTGATATCTGTACCATTTTTAAAGTATGTTTTACCAGATGCTAAGTTAATATTTTCTGATGAAGTCCATGAGTCTGTTGCATCTACCCAATTAAAAGTCTTATCTGTTGTACCTTTTAGTGTTATACCACCACCATCTGCAGTTACATCTGTTGGAGTAGCAACATCTCCAATTGTAATATTTTTGTCTTCAACAACAAGATTTTGTGTATCAATTGTTGTAGTGGTTCCATTTACTGTTAAATTACCAGAAATTATTACGTTACCGCTTACGTCTGCAACTACTACTGTACCAGTAGAATCTGGAAGAGTGATAGTGCGGTCTGCGGTAGGATCTACTGTAATAAGAGTTGTTTGATAAGAATTAGTTGTTGCACCTTCAAAAATTACAGACTCTCTAGTTAAAACATTTTTATTTTCATCAAGTTCTGCTACACCACTTACAGCACCTTTTTCTGTAAGTTCAATATAGTTGCCAAGGCTTGTAGTTAGTTCAGCATCTGTAACCATGTAGTCAAGAGATGACCATACTGTAGAGCCATCACCAATCTTAATCTGACCTAGGGTAGTATTGTATCCAATCTCACCTTCATTAAGAATTGGGTCTGCGGTATTCCAATCAGAGGTACTACCTCTACGCATTTGAATTCTAACGGCCACAATAAACCTCCAGGTTGTCTTCCATTATACCAAAATTTGTCATGCTGCACTACCACCATCTATTACTGAAGTAAATGATGTTGTTGCTGGAGTACCGCCATCAAGCGAAGTGCCTAGCCATGGTCCTACTGGGCCATTTCCCTGGTATTGATAAATATCTTCAACAAATCCATCTGTATTATGAGTGTGATCTGTAACTCCAGAAGTATCATCATAATTTGCAAGGGCATACCAAGTACTGCTGTAATAATAATAAATACGATTTGTATTTGTATCTAAATGCATTGCTCCATTAGAAGGGCTTACAGGAAATGAAGAACCTACAGTAATTACAGAGCCAGTAAAGGCTGTTGTTTGAACTGTATTATCTGGAAATGTAACTCCAGTGGCGACCTTAAGGCCTTGTTTTACTACAAAGTCTCTATCGGTTGTTGCCACTGAAGTTCACTGTCCCTTCGTGGTTCACATTACGCTTCGATTAGCGTTCTGTGCACCTTTACTGTTGTACCATTTGTTGATGTTACGAGTAGACGAACATCTGATCCTGAGTAATCTGCATCTATTGTACCAATCTGTGCATTGCTCTGAACATCAGCATACTCAGTGATATATACATTGTTATTTCCATCGACTGTTACTAGAGCCTCAAGAACTTCAATGTCATTTCCATTACGCATTTGAACTACATACTTAGCAGACTTAAATGTTGCTGCTGCCCATGAATCTACCACAGTTGCGCTGGTTGTTGTAACGCTTGTTGTAGCAGTACCCATAAGAGCATCTGTAAGTGTTACATATCCAACACCAATGCTTGCAAATGCTGGGCTAGATGTTGTAGCAATGCTCTGTGGCAGAGATAGTGTTACTGCGCCAGTTGATGCTGATGCTATAACTTGATCTGCAGTTCCTGCAAGGCTTGTTACACCTGCGTTTGTAATTGTTAGAACATTGTTTGTTGTCGCATAAGATGCTGTAATTCCAGTACCGCCAGTTACTGCGCTACCAAAGTTATCTACAGCAGTTTCAATGTCTGATGTAAAGGCTAGTGTGCCTGTTCCATCTTGAAGAGTGATTGTACGATCTGCTGTTGGATTTACAACTGAAAGTGTTGTCTCAAAATCATCTGCAGAAGATCCTTCAAACACGATGCTTGAGTCATTTAACTTAAGTCCAGTTACTGTTGGTGTAGTAATTGATGGACTTGTAAGAGTCTTGTTTGTTAATGTCTGCGCTGTATTAAGATCTACTGTAACTGCAGTATTAATGCTGAATGTGTTACCAGTTAAAGTTAAGCCATTGCCAGCAAGATAAGTACCAGCACCAGAGAACTGTTCAAATGTGATTGGATCTGTTCCCAATGTTGTTACTACTGCTGTTTGTACCCAGCCAGTATTATCATAAGTAGTACCACCAGTTACGAAGAAGAAGTCACCTGGATCAATTTCTGACGCTGTGTTATAGTCGCTTGCAC